TAGCTGGTTTTGCTGTTCCTGAGTTAGGTCTAGAGCAGCCTTAACGTCAGCGGTCGCGGCATCGAACTCTGCGCGGAAGTTCTCTGTCTCCACAGTCTGTCGCCACTTGGCATTAGCCAAATCGACTTGGTACTGCATCTCAGCCATGAACTTGGCACGGTCATTGCGGATGTCTGCGTTAAACTGTGCGGCATCGTTGATTTCGCCAGCATTGAACTTCAGTAGTGCGTTAATCTCAGACGAGTTGTGACGCTGGATATTCATATTGAGTTCGTCGTAGAACTTCTGCATATCGTTGGCGACTTCGGCACCAAAGCGACGAGCGGCATTCTCTGCAGCCGTGTTATCAAACAGTGCCTGTACGAGTGCTTCCTTGTTAACCAGTTCAGCTTTCTGCTCATTGCTTAGGTTAGTAAGGTCCATCTCTAGGAAAGCCTTGGCATTTTGTACGGCTGCTTGTGAGCGTACATCCAAGTTGGCTAGATCAATCTTAGACAGGATAGTGGCACGGTTGATGATGGCCTCTTGCTTATTGTTCAGATTGACCTCAGTCATCTTCTGATAGAAGCTGGCCTCCTTGTCTGCTACCGTAAGCATCGACTCCATAATGGCATTAGCCATAGTGGCAGTGGCTGCGCTACCAGAGATGCCGTTGAAGGAAATAGACTTCATAGCGTCACGGTGCATAGCTTGCGCCCAGACAGGGATTGTAGGCTGACCGTTAGCGTCCTTAAACTCGGCAGACAGGTTCTTCATCCACCACTGTACAGAAGTCTTCGCGTCTAGGATTGTCTTACCTTCATCCAAGTACTTCTGGGCAAGCAGTTTACCTTGGACAGTGGTAGTGTCGATCATGTTAGATAGATCGATGGAAGCGAACTCGTTTAGCGCAACACCCAAGTGGTTAGTCGTACCGTCTGCGTTGACACCAGTCGCCACAGCGTCCGTATCAATAGTGACATCCTCTACCAAGTTCTCATCTCTGATCTCTCCAGTTACTGGATCGACCATCTCATTCTCGGTGAGGTTAACTGTAGCGGCATCGTAGGTAGTACCCTCGGAGCCTTCTACTGTGTCTACAGTATTGATGTCGTTGGTGTCTACGGTAGTGGCATTATAAGTAGCGTCTGAGTCGTCGCCTAGTCCATAATTTGGGTTGGTGGGGTCTAGAGTAGTACCCTCACCGTCAGCACTCATAGTGGGCATGATGTCCGACAACTTCAGGCCACGATCCTCTAGGAACTTCATGGGATCGGCAATAATAGCCTTAGCGTCCTCGGCGTTAGCTATAAGACCTGCCTCCTCAGCCATCTTGCGGATGGCCTCTGCAGTGACGCGCCCGTCAGATACTTCACCGTCTTCGTTGGAGTTGTCTTCCTCGTACTGGTCTAGATCGGCTGCGCCCTCGTTGTCGCCCTCGCTCTTAGCTTTTTGACGGTTGTAGTCGTAACCAGATACAGTACCGTTCTCTAGGTCTAGCTCACCAGTCTCGGCATTGTGTGGTAGCTTTAGTTTATCCTGCCAGTTGCCGTCTGCGTCCTTGGCTAACTCGTAGGGCATACCCAAGAAGTTATATGAGTAGCTGAAGTTACCATCTTCTGTGGTATATACTCGACGAGTTTTACCATTTACGTCAACGTCTTGGTATTTGTCATCCTTAGAAGTGCCGTTAAGCCAGCCAGCAATCTTACCAATGATGGCAGGGGTACTAAAGCCCATAATACCAGAAGGTGCCTGACCTACGGCCTCTGTCTCGCCACTACTTTGACCTCCGTTGGAGGGATCATTCATCGTGACTTGGTAGTTAGGCTCATAACCAGAACTATTGTCGTCACCATAGCCATCATTAGCGTGGCTATTACCAGTAATAGTATTAGAAAAAGCAGCAATGCCCGTGACCTCGTTGTTGGGATCATTGTCATTGTCGTAACTTATTACCTTGCCGTCAGAGTCCATGTTAGAAGCACCCGGACCACCGCCGTCAAACATATCACCAAAGCTCTCGTAATCTGTACCGAAAATGCCCATTATAGTTTTCCTTTTTCTTCTTCACAGACACGAATTTTGTCACGCAGTTTGATGTAATCGACTACGACCATTGGGATGGATGTGTAGTCTTCTGGTAATACCGCTAATTCATCCGCAAGAGAGTTACTGAAGTCGTCGCTATAACTCACCAGAGGTGGGCAATACGCTTCGACCTGAGTCCTATAGACCGTCCCTGCGCAGCCTGTCAGTGAGATCGTCGCGGCTAGTAGGATTAAATTCTTCATGTGCTGCCATTGCCTTGTAAAAATCAGCGGCCTTCTCTCTGGCCTGTAGTTCATCCTCTAGAACTTTTGTCTTTTCTATTTTCTTCCCGTCCTTACGCCCGAGGACATACAGAATAGGTAGCAGGACCGCCAAAGCACCGATGATATAAGTCTTTATCTTGCCGATAATGAACATCAGTGTACGCCTTCTTTGTGATCCTTAAATCGAGCGTATGCTGCCAGTGCTATGCCGCCTAATGCACACAGTAGGAAGATTGTCTTCATGCTCTCCGAGTAGGGTACTAGAGCTTCTATCTGAGGAGTAATCTCACCTAGTGCCGTGGCTGCACCAGCAATACCCGCACCCGCCATAGTCTTAGACTTTGTGAGGGGTTTAGGAGCCGCTGCACTGGGTTTCTGCACCATGAGTGGCCCACCCTCTACGCTAGGTAATTGTGCATCACGGCTAAAGATAGCGGCCTCTGCGGCACGACGACGAGTTAGACCACGAAGAGGCTGTAGCTTACCGTCTACTCTCGCCTTATTCCAGCGCATGATCTGCTCTGGGCATTCGTCGTACAAACCAGCATTCAATTTCTTTAAGAGCGTCGATTGGCGAAAGTTGCCCTCGCCCAAGTTGAATACGAAGGATGTCAAGGCATCGTACTGTCCTTGGGTCAGAGGCACGTTCACGTACTTCTTAACTGCCTTACCGTGTTCGTCTAAGTCGTCGATAAGACGCTGCTCTGCCTCCGCTACGGTACAGGTCATTCCAGACCGAATACCCTTAGTTGCCCCAAATCCCAACGTCCACTTTCCAGCGGGGCAGCGATAGGCGTGTACTAGGCCATCATCCTTTAGCTTATGTAAGCCTTCAAATTTCTTTACTAGTTCGATACAATCAGCGGATACTGAAGTAGGGTGCATATTTTTTCCTTTATCGAGTTGCAGCAAACGGCGATGCAAACCCAGCATTAGGAACGGCGGCTGACATCGCTGGGCTTAGATTACCCATGCTTGCGTTAGCACCAGCCACGTTATTTAGATTTGATAAATCCATAAGTGACCGATTGATGTTGATAACTTGGTTACCTAATTCACGCCCTGATACGTCAAAAGATCGTAGGAGAAGGTTACCATTCGCGTCGATTGCGCGAGAAATAGTATTACCTTGCTCGTCTACGGAAGAGCGGATTAATTGCCCACTCTCGTCGAAAGCATTACCTAGCTGGTTAAACTTCTGACGCATCCCCATGTCGAGGTCTCCCTGCGCAGCCGCCACTGAAGCTAGTTGCTTTGCCTGATTGATGGAAGCGGCATCCATATTCTCAAAGCCGCCAGCCATCTGATTAGATAGTTGTGCATAGTTGTCGTTTTGCTGACCAATAGCAGTCTGCATCTGCTCTTCGGTAGCTGTACGATTAGCTTCCTGCCCACGTAAAATCTGGTCTTGGTTTTGACCAAGCTGTAGTTTCATGCCAGACAAGAGACCATCTTGACCCGCACTCAGGTCATTACCTAGTTCAGAGACAGTGCCGCCCAGCGTATCGAATGAATTATTCATATCTAGATTGACGGCCTCTAGACCAGAACCAAAATTAGTCAGGTTAGTGTCTATGTTACCTAGGCCGAATAACAAATCATTATTGACGGCCTCTAGACCAGAACCAACATTAGTCAGGTTAGTGTAGATGTTATCTATGCCGCTAACCATATCCTCATTGACGGTATCCAGACCAGAACCAAACGCAGCCTCTGCAGCATTTAGAGCGTCATTCAAGTTTGTACTAGTCTGCCCTATAAGTTCACCTGTCTGCGAGAAGCGGGACTCTACTAGGTTGCCTTGATCGTC